CAAGGCGCAACTCGTGGCGCAGCGGTACCAGAACGCAGGCGGGGGATATCGCGCCGGGAAAACCTCCGCGCAGAAGAGCCTCAGCAAGTGGACGAAGGAAGACTGGGGCACCAAGAGCGGCAAGCCCTCCACGCAAGGCCCTGAGGCCACCGGAGAGCGATACCTGCCGCGCCGCAAGCGCGAGGCCATGTCCGACAAGGAGTACGCCGCCACCACCCGCAAGAAGCGCGAGGATCTCGCCAAGGGGAAGCAGTTCTCGAAGCAGCCAGTCAAGAGGAAATAACCGATGCCCACATCTGGAGTCACCAGCTACAACCCGTCCATCGCCGAGATAATCGACGAGGCCTACGAACGCGCCGGCATCCAGACGATGACGGGCCACGAGTACATCACCGCCCGCCGGAGCCTCAACCTGCTCACGCTCGAGTGGGCAAACCGCGGCATCAACCTCTGGACGCTCGACGAGGAGACACTGCCGCTTACCGCTGGAGTGTCCTCGTATACCCTGCCGACCGACACTGTGGATGTCCTGAGTGGCGAACTGCGCCTCTTCGCCGGGAACCAGACGTTGCAGAGCGACTCCTCCATCGACCGGATCTCGTTCAACCAGTACGCCTCGCTGCCAAATAAGCTGGCCCCCGGCAGGCCCACGCAGTTCATGATCCATCGAGGCGTCGCGCAGCCGACGATCTACTTCTGGCTGGTGCCGGATCAGAGCAGCACCTATACGTTCTACTACTGGCGCATGCGGCGCATCCAGGACCCCGGCAGCGCGGTGAATACGTCAGACGTGCCCTTCCGCTTCATCCCGGCGCTGATCTCCGGCCTTGCGTACCATCTTGCCGCCAAGCGCAAGGAGTCCATGGCGCTTGTCCCGGCGCTGAAGGAACGCTACGACCAGGACTGGGACCTCGCCTCCGATGAGGACCGCGACCGCTCGCCGCTGCGAATCGTTCCGTACCGGAGCTACCGATGAGCGGATACTCCAGCGGCCAGAACTCCAATGCCTACTGCGATATCTGCGGGCGACCGATAAAGTATCGCGAACTCCGCGATCACATATATAATCAAAAAAGGGATGGCCTCAAGGTCTGCTCCCAGTGTGACGACGAGGATAACCCACAGCTCCAAGTCGGTCGCTTCTTCCGAGCAGAGCCACAGGCCCTCTGGCAACCAAGACCGGACACGCCAGAACTCGCAACGTCCCGCGCATTTGCCCGTTGGAATCCAATTATGAACCTAGTGATGGAAGTCACACTGGGCCAGGTAAATGCGAGGTTGACATGAAGTTTCAAGGCAAAGTGGTCCGCAAGCAGCTTGGGGGCATGCTCCCCACCAACGCCGCTGCCGATAGCGCGGCTCGGATCATGGGCGGTGTTCGATTCCCGAACGCGCCGAGTCTGGCCGGTATCCCCGGCGTCCCGATGAATATGCCCGTCCCCGGCGTGTCGCAGAGCGCGGCGATCCCCGCTGCTCCTGCTACCGGAAGGCGCCGGCAATCGACACAGGATCTGCTCCAGTCTGCCGTGATGGGCGGACTCGCTGGACTCGGCGGCACTCCGGGGATTACCGCCGGTCTTGCGATGCAGATCATACCCATCTTGGCGGGCCTGATGAAAAAAGGGTCCGCGATTCCCAAGAAAAAAGGAGGTGGTCCAGTGAAAGGTCGCATGAAGAACGAGGCCGGGAAGAACGCAATGCCCAAGCCTGCGAAGAAGGTCGCCGCGGCGAAGAAAGGCTACGCCAAAGGCGGCATGATGAAGAAGGGCAAGGCGTGCTAGGGTGACTTACGCCACTCTTGTCCAGTTGATGCAGGACTACCTCGAGAACCAGGAGGCGTCTTTTGTCAGCAACATCCCGGACATCGTCAGACTGGCTGAGGAGCGGATCTATAACTCGGTTCGCACCCCAGACCAGCGGCAGAGCGTGGCGGGGACGACAGCAACGGCCACGATTACTACACCAGGCTCGTTCGTCGAGCCGCTGGGCCTCTATGTCAACTCCGTCCCGCTTCTGCCGAAAGCAGTCAGCTATATTCGCACAGCTTATACTGGAATCACCGGGCAACCCGAGGCATACGCGATGCTCAACGCTATCGCAGACTCGCCCAATGCGAATGCCCCGGCAACGATTCTGATCGGCCCAGCCCCCGATGCCACCTACTCCTACACCCTCGATTACGTTGGCGCTCCCACTTCGATCACCGTGGCTGCCACCCCATCGCGGACAACGTGGTTGTCGGCTAACTTCTCGTCGGTGCTTCTGTACGGGTGTCTGGTCGAGGGCTACATCTACAACAAAGGGCAGGCTGACATGATGGCCGAGTACAAGGCGCAATACGAGGCAGGAATGAGGGAACTCAAGCGCAGCGCCGAGGGCCTGCTGCAACAGGACGAGTACCGGGATCGTCCGCTCGGCAGGGAGGTCACGCAGTAATGCCATTCACCGGCTCCTACGTTTGCACGTCGTTCTATACGGACCTGCTGGGCGGCAAGATCAACTTCGGAAGCAATCAGATCAAGCTAGCCCTGTACACCAACGCGGCAACGCTGAACGCAGCGACCACCGGATACACCAGTTCTGGGGAAGTGGCCGCTGGCGGGGGATACAGCACGAAGGGCGTCGTCGTCACCGCTACCGTGACAACGGCCAACACAACGAATGGCCCGGTCGTCATCCTCGACTTCTCCGATGCGGTCTGGACAACGCCGACGTTCACGGCGCGGGGCGCCCTCCTCTACGATGAGACTGCGGGCGGAGACCCCGCTATCGCTGTTATCGACTTCGGACTGGATATCACCGGAAACGGAGTCAACAACTTGACCGTGTCCTTCCCGCCGCCAACCGCGAACGCTGGGTACCTTGTAATTAAAACCGTCCTGAATAACCCATAATGCCGAGTACATATACCTCGAACAACGCCCTTACGCTCCAAGCGTTCAATGAAAATCCCTCGACATGGGGAACAATCGCCAATGATGTATTCAGCCTGATCGACGCCTCTCTCGACGGAATCGAGGCTATCGATGTCTCTGGCTCGACAGCGACCGCCACGCTGACGATTGCGGACGGAGCGAGTGCCCCGGCGCGGGCGCGGGTGCTGAATTTCACCGGGGCCAGATCGGTCACCAACGTCACGGTCACCATCGGCCCGGATACGGCGAAGAAGATCTACTGGGCGAGGAACTCCACGACGGGCGGATTTAGCGTGATCCTTGCCCAGGGGAGTGGCAGCACGGTCACCATCGCTCCGGGCGCGTGGGTCCTTGTGTTTCTGAATGGGGCAGGGAGCGGGGCCAGCGTGACCGCCCTCAGCAACATATCCCTTGCCGGTTCATCTTCTGGCATGACGACACTCCAGCCGTCCGCCGCCGCGTCTGGCACCCTCACCCTTCCCGCTGCTACCGATACGCTGGTGGGCAGGGCGACAACGGATACGCTCACGAACAAGACGCTCGATACCGCGGGCGCGGGCAACGTTCTTCGCATCAACGGAACCCAAGTGAGCGCCGTGACGGGGACTGGTTCGGCGGTGCTGGCGACCTCCCCGACGCTGGTTACTCCGATTCTGGGCACGCCGACTTCGGGGACTCTGACAAACTGTACGGGGCTGCCGGTTTCGACGGGGGTTTCCGGTCTGGCGGCGGGTGTTGCGGCGTTCCTGGCGACGCCGACATCGGCGAACCTGGCGGCGGCGCTGACGGACGAAACGGGTAGCGGCGCCAACGTGTTTGCGACCTCTCCGACGCTTACCACCCCGACGATTGTGACCAGTGCCGTGTGCCCGGTCGTGAACGGTGGTACCGCGGCATCGGGTACACTCACGCTTCAATCGACGACGGGGGCGGGGTTTACGGATGCGATTATTTTTCGGACGGGAACACAGGTCGAGCGGGCGCGGATTACGACATCTGGCAACGTCGGCATTGGCGCGACGAGTCCTGATTATCAATTGCAAGTGAATGGAGAGAATCAAACCACCGCCGCTATCACAAATAGCGGCAATAAAGGTGGTTCGATCATGCTGTTTGACAGTGGTGCTGCCGGTGGGAATGGTGGCTCTGTTCTTTTCTCAGCAGCTAATAGTTCCGGTAATTTTGCATTTTCAGCCATTAAAGGACTACTCGTAAACGGAACTGGGCCTGTTGGAGATTTGGCTTTTAGCACTCGTGTTAACACCGGCGACACTGCGTTAACAGAGCACATGCGTATCGTCTCAGTCGGCAACGTCTGCATTGGCGGCAACGCAACCAGAGCGACAACGGCGGGATCAAAGGTGCTGCATATTTTCGACGGCACCGCACCAGTCGGCACGCTGGCAAATGGCTGCTCGTTCTATTCGACATCCGGCGAGATGCGCGTGATGGACGCTGCGGGCAACGCAACGCTGCTCTCGCCGCACGACAAGACTACGAATGAATGGATTTATGACTCGGCACACACGCCGACCGGCAAGCGGCTGAAGATCAACGTGGAGAAGCTATTGCGCTTCGTCAATGATCACTTTGGACTGGATTGCGTCCAGGACTTAATCGAGGAATAACAGGAGACCGATATGTTTCTAGAGGAAGTTAGAGCGAGTTTCATTGCCCAAGGCCATGCAATGGCGAATCACTTCAATGCAGAGAACGAGAAGCAGTTTCTCGGGGCCGCAAAGAACTGGGCGATTAACGGCGGCGGAGAGAACCCGCCGAAGCCAGCCGAAGCCGTTGAGGCGCAGTTCGATTTCGAGGGGCTGTGGAGCATGACGCTTAAGCCCGCTGGACGCCCGGTGTCGACGCTGGACCCGAAGACGCTCCTGCCGTCCCACGGCACCGACGAGAACGCTATCGGCGGCCCGGTCGGTGGCCCGATTCCTGGGCAGCCGGGGCGCTTCTATGCCGCCTCGAATGCGACCCCCTGGCTGGGTCAGACCGTGACCATTGACGGGAGGCGGTACCTGTTTACCGCGATCACGCCATTCAATCGGGCGTGGGAGGTGCTGTGATGTGGGGCTGGTTAAAAAGAGTCGCAAGCCACGGCGTACCGATTGCTGTGCAACTGGTCCCCGGAGCATTCCGCCCGGTTGCTGACGTCGTGTACACCGGGGTGCGGAATGCCGAAATGGCAGGAGGCACGGGCCCAGAGAAGCTGTCGTGCGCCATGCGGTATATCACCTTGATGATTCCCGCCATTTCGCTGCTGCTCCGGCGGATAACGGGCAAGGAGGTCGTGAACGAGCAGGCCCTGGTCGAGGCGCTCGCGCACCTCGCTGAGTTCTTTGTTCTGATCGAAAAGGCGGTCGGGGTAAAGCCGTCGTGAAGAAGGCAATTGCGGCCATTCCTGGCCTAATTCTGGGGGCAATCTATTCGATGCCGACGTTATTGTGGGGGCTGCTCGGCCTCCAGGTCGTCGATTTCGCAACCGGGTTTCTCGTTGCGTGGTCCACGGGCGCGGTGTCGTCCGATGTCAGCAGAAGGGGATTCGTAAAGAAGACAGTCGCACTCCTGCTGATTGTCGCTTTGGAGATCGCTGAATCAGTTCACCCGATGCCGTTTGAACTGTCGGCGTATGTGGCCGGCTGGTTCTGCCTGACCGAACTGATTTCCATCATGGAAAACTGCGGCAAGGCCGGCCTGCCCCTACCGCAAAAACTGACGAACGTACTGGCGCAACTCCAGGACGAAAAAAAGTGAACTGGACGGTAACCCGCACCGATAAACAGTGCGTGGATATCGACTTCGACTGCTCCCAGAAGAAGATCGTATCGGCGTTGCTACTCGCCGATGAACACGCCGATAACGCCCACTCCGACCTTGCGCTGATCCGCAAGCACCACGCTGAGGCTGTGGCCTTGGGTGCCCCGATCCTCAAGTTCGGGGATACGTTCTGCGCCATGGAAGGCAAGTGGGACCGGAGGGCAAGTGAATCCGCCTTGCGACCAGAGATGCGAGGTGGAAACTACCTGGATAAGCTGGTGTCGTTTCACACCGATCTGTACCTGCCCTACGC